GATTATCACAAGGAGTATTACCAAGTCTTTGATTGTACTCGTTATCTAATTCTAAATTGTATCTGTTAAGATATTGACCTAATGTGTAATCATAACCACCATTAAATGATCTTATAAAATATTCCCATTGATTAACATTTTCTTTATAATCTTTGTGTGTTTCAAATGCTTCGTCTCTTGAATATGCCATAGTCTATTTCATTGTCCATCTAATTGGTCTTGAACTTGGCATCTGAACTACTAAAGGTTTTATATAATCAATCATATAGCCCAATGCGTCATTCATATGGTCAAATCCATCTTCTTTATTCGGAATATTTGTATCTTCCTTGTATGTTTGTCTTTGTAATCCTTTTATCAATGTTTTGCAAGATTTGGAAACAAAAATATATCTATTTCCATTAGTATCTTTGAGTTTAGAATTAACTGCATTGATTCTATCTCTTACTGCTGGATGTCTTGTTTTTACTTTTACATGAAAGCCACCATTCTGTAATATTGATAAATCAGTTCTCCCACCAGCACTTGTTTTTCTTTGTCTTGAAGCTGGGTCAGGATAAATAGTTATGTGCATCTTAGTTCCATATCTATCTCTTATTTCTTGTACCATTTCATCAGTATTACTTGAATAAATGACTACTTCATCAACAATGTATATCTTATCTTTTTCTATTTGTGCTACGCAACATGACATTGGATTCACGTTAAAGTCCATCCCAATATGTAAAGGCTTTGTATAGTCTAATGGTTTTTCAACAACAGACTCAACAGGATGAAAATTATAATATATTGCTCCAGCATAATTCTCGAAAGTACCCTCAAACTCTTGTCTAAATGTTCTTTGATCTAAGTCTTGTCTAGCTTGTTCTATTTCTTCTTTAGTGACCATTCCACCATCTAATGTAGTAAATTGGAAACTATCCCAATCATAATCTTGCTTACCTTTAAGGTACATTTCGTATGTCCAATTTCCATAGCCTTTTGGAGTACCACACATAAGAACATGACCCAATGTATCTGATACTGATGCTCTTAATACTTCAAACCAAGTTCTTTTATCAATATCACTAAACTCATCTAATATTAAAAAGTTTAATCCTGTACCTCTTAATGAGTCAGGAGCATCACTTGATTTTAAGCTGATTGTACTATTTGTTTTTCTTATAGTTATTGTAAGTGTGGTCTCGTTAATATCTTCTATCCAATTAAACTCATTCAATACTTCTTTAAGTTTAGACCAACAAATATCTTTGGCCATCTTTAATGTTGGTGCTACATACCATATCTTTTGATTTGGCTTTGATGCGTACTTCATCATCTCAGTTATAGCGAGATAAGTCTTACCAAATCTTCTACCTGATATTAAGACTCTAAATCTTTTATTGGATGATGATATTAGATGTTGTGGTTTTGTTAGTGTGATTTTCATTACAGCCAAACTTTATATAGATATTGTATTTATTAACATCGTCTCTGCCTAATTCAACAATCTTATCATAAGCTTTTGTATAACCATCAAGCATACATTCATAACCATCTTTATATGGAGTTTCAAATTGATAAGGTTGCATACAAGATGTTTTACCCTCTACAATCGCACACATTATTATGGTTAATACATATTCCATTTACTTCTTCTTTTTGTAATATTTTCGGTGTGTTTGAACTCTCCAAGTCCAATGGAATATTGCCCTTGATACTTTTCCTATCTTTTCTACCACCCAATCTATCATTGTTATATCTCACTTCGTTTTCGTATGTCCTATCTTCGTCAATCATATTATTCTAAAATTAATTTCTTGATGCTTTTACTACCATCTATATTTAACTCTAACTCAGCCATTGTTTTCACACATTGGTAATTTACTTTGCTATCTGATTTAAGTTGTCTCTTAGCAATACGAGACCCTTTTAAACATTCTGATAATGATGTTTGTATTCTTGCTTCCTTAATCTCTCCATTAATAATCATAAGTAAAGCTACCACCATCTCTGTCATTGATGACTCCCATTTCTAAGTTTATCTATAACTTTTTGCATAGCCAACATCTGTTCTTTCAAATGATCTATATTTACTTTGTTATATCTTGATGCTTCTATTTCTTTTTCTATTGATTCTATTTGTGATGCTAAATGTTCTATTAACATATACATCTCTAAGTTCTTTGGCTCTTGTTCAGCTTTCTTTAATAGATCAGCTTGGAACAAATGATCTGCTGTTTCTAATTTATTTAATCTTTCTATGACTCCAAAAGCAAACCATGAGCCAATTACTATTGCACCAATTAATCCAATTAAATTTCTTAAAGGTAATCCTATATTAGTGTTCTCGCTTATCTTCATATCTTAAATCCTTTTCTCCAACTTTTCATTGCCCAAAAAACAGGACTCAAACTCTTTTGCCCTTTTACATTAGCTAAAATAGGTCGGAATCTAGCAAAGAAGCTTCTCTGCCTTGCCGGTATATTCTTCTTTATACTCATTGTCTTTGAGCCAAAGTTAATCTTTTTAACTCTACCTGACCTATTATCTTTTACAAATACTTTAAATTTCTTAACATCTCCACGAGATGGTTTATTAAGTTTTACTGATCTTCCTTTATATTTAGCCATGTAAAACTAAATATCATACATCATCTACAAATACAGCCAAAAAAATAACCTGAGCCATCTTTCATCACATGAAGATTTTGTGAGTTTAAATATTCTGTAAATTCTAATCTAATAATATCGCATAAGCTAAAACAATCTACATCAGCAAGTATCTTGATATGGTCTAGCATAGCTTTTGTTACAGGAACTAGAGAGAACACTCCATCATTTGATATAATAAGTTCCATTATCTTTTAATATGTCTTTGTCTCCATTGATTGCAAACATAAACATCTTTTACACCAAAGCTTTTAAAGACATTACAAAATGAGTGTTTGTTGCTGAATTGTCCACAGTTCCCACAGCTACCTCTACCGGATGATGGTCTAAAATCCTGTGGCAATCTAAAGTCTATCATCTCGCCATTAGAATAAAAGTTAGATCGCTTTGTCATTTACCTTGACCTCTATATCTAAGCTGTTTTCTACTTCTACCTTTTCTCTTATGCTTGTTCATGGAATTTACTTTTTTAGGGTTCTTACCAATAGATGTGCCTTTAAACTTTTTCTCATAGACAATTACTTGTCCATAGACATTACCTTTTTTCTTTGCCATTTATAACTTTAACTTCTTCAGCTTGTGCTTCTATGATTAATGGTAAAGGCTCTGTTGTAGATGTTGTATGAACTTTATCTACCATGTTCAGGTAGTTCTTAGAAAGCCATATCAAAAGCTTATCATTACCTTTCATAGCTTTCTCGTACATTCGTTTTCTTAAAGAAGCTTTACCTTTGTTTTTATTAACCTCTAATAAATCGGCAAATCTTCTCTGTAAAGTTCTAGCAGATATTCCTACAATGCTACCTATTTCTTCTTGTGTGCATCCTATTTGACTTAAATTTGCTAATACTTTTTCATCAATAGCTTTATGTGGTCTGCCTAATTGTTTCTTCTTTTGTGCCTTGTTTATGTCGCTTTTCATTATTTTGTTTATACCCAATCTAAAGAGGGTTTTCCATTATAATTTTTATCAAAAATAAACCAAGCAAAAGCCATTAAACCATTACCACCAAATTTAATTCTTTTAGAAAAAACATAAATATATTTAAGTCTGTTTTGTATAAATATCTTATTTTTTCTATTTATACCCTCTAAAAATGATAATTTATTTAACATAGCAACATTATTTTTAGCTAAATGTAAAGCTTGTAAGGTAAATTCAGTAGATAAATTAAAAGGTGGATTTGTAATTATATTGTCAAATTTTTTATATGTTTTAAGAAAATCAACACCACTTTCTCCATAACCTCTTTCAATTAAATCTGAACTATATACATTATAGCCTTTTTGTTCTAATACTTTTGACATTGATCCATCTCCACAAGCACATTCCCATATATTTCCATTAAAAGAAAATTTTTCTAATAATATTTCAGTAGCTTCAGGTGGTGTAGGATAAAAATCATTTTTAACTCTACTGTTTTTTTGGTTAAAACCAACATAAGCAAGTGCATTAGATTTTTTCAAATTTCTATCTTCTTAAGTTCTTTTATACATCCTATTGGAAAGACATTTCTATCACTAAAGCTTTCTTCATTCTCATCATAACTAGCAAATGTTTTAAGATGTTTCTTATCTTTAGAATAAACATAACCTGTTGTTGTCATCAAAGCTGGTTTCATTAGATCAAACTCTTTAGTTCCAGCATGACCTGAATCTCCTAATATATCCCACCACTTAATCTCAAAGAAATAATATTTCTTTGTATTTATTGAAATATGTCTAAACTTTGACTTTTTTTTAACCATCTAATGTTTTCTATTGTTATTGGACTCAACTATTGCTTTATAATATTCAAGCTGGGTTTTAAGTATTTTATTTTCTAATGACAATTTTATCAATCTTTTTCTGACATATTTAAAAATTCTAAGTATTGCTCTCATCATAGTCCTTTATAGGCTCATCTTTCCATTTATGCTTTTGGTACTTTTTCCCATCTTTTTCTAGTATTGTGTACTGACCCCAATCGCCAACTGACTTATACCCATTATTCACATCCTTGCTTGACCCTATACTAATATTTTCTTTAGTAGTAAGTGTATTAGTATAAGGCGATAGCTGGTGTTGAGGTGGTTGCACATCTTCTAAGTATTGGTACTTATCATAGTTTAAGCACTCAATTATACTAATTTTTCTGCTGGGGTGGTTGCTGGTGGGTAAAAGGTGGTGCATTCTGACATTGATCATCTTCCTATTTTTAAGCCTTTTGATAAAAGTCCTCATTTCTGAATATGTAATTCCCCATATCTCAGCATTTTTTCTTAATGGAAATATTAACTCAGCCTTTTTAACAAATATCTTATTGTCTAAAAAGTTAAGAGTCTTATCCTGATGTGTTGCTTGACTAATCATATATATCCAAATTGCACATTGTTTTAGATTTTTA